TTTTTGATGTATTGAAAAAGAACTCTGGAAAATCAGAAATTAAAAACGCTTGGAACGCAAAACTTGCTGAAAATGGTGTAACTATCACAGATAAAACTTTTGAGCTTCCACGTAAATTGGTTGAATCAATCAACACAGCCTTGCTAAATACTAACCCAGTATTCAAAGTATTCCATGTTACAAATGTTGGTGCTTTGCTTGTATCACGCTCATTTGATTCAGATAATGAAGCCCAAGTCCACAAAGACGGACAAACAAAAACAGAGCAGGCAGCCACACTCACTATTGATACTCTTGAACCTGTAATGGTTTATAAATTGCAATCACTTGCTGAACGTGTCAAACGACTTCAAATGTCATATTCTGAACTTTACAACTTAATTGTAGCAGAACTTACACAAGCAATTGTAAATAAAATCGTTGACCTTGCTCTTGTTGAGGGAGACGGAACAAACGGTTTTAAATCAATTGACAAAGAAGCAGACGTCAAAAAAATCAAAAAGATTACTACAAAAGCTAAATCAGCTGGCAAAACTCCATTTGCTGACGCTATTGAAGAAGCGGTTGACTTTGTTCGTCCTACTGCTGGACGTCGCTATTTGATTGTTAAAGCGGAAGACCGCAGAGCCTTGTTAGATGAGTTACGTCAAGCGACTGCAAATGCTAACGTTCGTATTAAAAATGATGACGCTGAAATTGCTTCAGAAGTTGGAGTTGATGAAATCATTGTCTATACAGGTACAAAGGCTGTCAAACCTACTGTATTGGTAGACCAAAAATATCACATTGATATGCAAGACCTTACTAAAGTTGACGCATTTGAATGGAAAACTAATAGCAACATGATTTTGGTTGAAACACTAACAAGCGGACACGTTGAAACTTATAACGCTGGTGCAGTAATTACAGTAGCATAAGAATAAAATGGAGGAAGTAAATGATAGATTATATTAAGGTCTATTGTGGTATTCCGATTTTAGTAACAGCTTATGATAGTAAACTTATCTTATTCCGTTCAATAGCTATTAAATTGCTAGAAAAAAATGGTATTAAAGCTGACGAAACAAGCGTATTAGTGAAAGACTTTATCTCTTGTTATTGTCGGCTTAATATTGTTGATGAACCAGCAGAACAATGGCGAAATGCTGAAATGAAACGTTTGGCTTCTTTGCAAGAGTTAATGTATTATGGAGGTATTTAATGATATTTTCACAAGTTACATTGCAAGTTGAAACGACTGTTAAGAAGAAGAACGGTGCAGAAGCTAATGTTATAAAGCCTATCGTTTTACCAGCAGTTAAACAGAGAATTAGTCAGACAAGACTTGATGAGTTTTCTATGATTGGACTAGGTAAAAATGTAAGATACGAGCTTAACGGAATCGGAGAAATGGAAGACTTGATTTTCAACTATTTCTTAGACGAAAAAGGCGATACTTTCAAGCGTACAACATGGGAAAGAGACCCTAAAAATAACAAGATGATTTTAGAGGGGGTCGTAAGCAATGGAATTTGATTCTTATATAGATTGGTACAACAATTTACTTACAATGCCTCTAAATGACATTATTTTAGGCGTTAAGGACACGATAGAAGACAAGACGGTATATTTATCACTTAGTGACTCAAAGGTGCTTAAAATGGATAATACGAGCTTTGTCATGGGTTACTATTATCAAGTTGTTTTATCTGTTAAAGACGTTGATGATAAACTTGTTGGACTAGTCGGAGATGTTTTGCGAAACGGTTGGAATATGACGAACTGGTCAGAGAATAGCCATTTGTACAATTATACTGGTACTGTTTATTTGCCTTGTGGTGCAGGTGGTCAAGCATGGCAATGAATTTACTTAATACATCAAGCATAGCTAAAGAAATGCAAACTAAAGTAACAGAACGCATGGGCGATTGGTTTGAAGCAGAATTTAAAGCTAAAGCAAACAGTGCAAGTCGAAGAACTAGATTAATCAGAAGCCACGGCCATACCTATACTTATGCTAGATATCAAAATACAGGCCAATTGTCAAGTAACTTAAAGCAAGTTAAAAAAGGCGATAAAGTAGTCATTAATGCAGGAACTAGGGCTAATTACACTAGTGGTTATCATGGTATGTATTTCTTGGTTGAAAAAAAGGGTATGCAAGACGTTAAAACAACATTGAAAAAAGGCGCTAATTATGCCAATTCAATGAAATTATAGAAAAGAGAAAAAATGAAATTAGATTATAATTCACGTGAGATTTTCTTTGGTAATGAAGCTCTAATCGTAGCTGATATGGCCAAGGGAAGTAACGGAAAACCAGAGTTCACTAACCATAAAATTGTAACTGGTTTAGTATCAGTTGGCGAAATGGAAGACCAAGCGGAAACTAATAGCTATCCAGCTGATGACGTACCAGACCATGGAGTTAAAAAAGGCGCTACCTTACTTCAAGGCGAAATGGTATTTATTCAAACAGACCAAGCGCTTAAAGAAGACATTTTAGGTCAACAAAGAACAGCAAATGGCTTGGGTTGGTCTCCAACTGGTAATTGGAAAACAAAATGTGTTCAGTACCTAATTAAAGGGCGCAAACGTGATAAAGTTACAGGAGAATTCATTGACGGTTACCGTGTAGTTGTTTATCCAAGTTTGAGACCAACAGCAGAAGCTACAAAAGAATCAGAAACAGATTCAGTAGACGGCGTAGACCCTATTCAATGGACTTTGGCAGTTCAAGCAACCGAGTCAGATATTTATTTGAATGGCGATAAAAAAGTACCTGCTATTGAATATGAAATTTGGGGAGAAAAAGCAAAAGACTTCGCTAAGAAAATGGAAGCTGGTTTATTCATCATGCAACCTGATACGGTGTTAGCTGGCAAATAAGTAAAGGAATATAAAATAAAATGGCAAAACAATTGAGTACAGCACGTAAATTTAAAATGATTACAGGGAAAGACCTTTTCCAACAACAAAAGGCAATGGATACAGAGCTTAAAAAAGAAGACGGAGAAATTACTGATGTAATGGAGTTCGTTCAATATGGTCTATACTTGGCTCTTTTTCAAGATAACATTGTAAAAGCTAAAAGCGACTTTGCAGACTTTCGTACTAGCTTTGAGTTCGATACTGACGGTAAAGGACTTAAAGAACTGGTCGAACTGTGGCAGAAAGAAATTTAATGAGCTGAAAGGACTGTAAATGATTTTAAAACATGCAATTAGATACTTAGAACTAACTGGTTCAGACTTTATTACAGATTTAAAAGACTTTGCAGACCTACAAAATTCTTTTGTCGCTGGATATATTCCTGATGACTTTACAGAGCAAATGGAGAGCTTTACAGACAAGTTGTTGATACTTTGGGTAGATTGTAACGGAGGGCTACAAAATGCCTTAGACGACAAAACAGAGCTTCCTACAACTAACGAGTTAATCAATATCTTCTGTAAAACTGTTTTTATTAAAGAAAAAGAGGAAACGGAAGACGATATGGTCTTCTTTTCTTCTAGTTCATTGATTAAGAAAAAGAAAGATACTGTAAAGGAAAATAAAACCTTAGAACTTTTGACTATTTTAGGCAATAACGAAATTGATATAACACAGTTCATGGAAATGGAACTAGAACTTGTTTATAAAATAATCGAACTTATTGCAGAGAAGAAGAAAGAGGAAAAAGAAAAAGAGAAAAGGCGTAAAAGAAAGGGTATGTAATGGCAAGTAATGCAACATTTGAGGTCGAGATATACGGTAATACAACGAAATTCGAGAACTCACTTAAAGGCGTTAATACCGCAATGTCAGGGCTTAGAGGAGAAGCTAAAAACTTAAGAGACGCTCTAAAACTTGACCCAACAAATACCGATAAAATGGCGCAATTGCAAAAGAACTTACAAACGCAGTTGGGCTTATCACGTGACAAAGCAACAAAACTAAAAGAAGAACTTTCTACGGTTGACAAAGGGACGTCAGCAGGTCAAAAGAAATGGCTACAACTTACTAGAGATTTAGGCACAGCAGAAACACAAGCTAACAGGCTAGAAAGCGAAATAAAGCAAGTCGATAGTGCTATTAGTTCAGGCTCTTGGAACATTGAAGCTAAAATGGATACTAAGGGCGTTAATAGCGGAATTGATGGCATGAAGTCACGCTTTAGCGGTCTTAGAGAAATTGCGGTTGGTGCATTCAGGCAAATCGGTGCAAGTGCTGTTAGTGCTGTCGGTAATAGCTTAAAAGGCTGGGTATCTGACGCAATGGATACTCAAAAAGCCATGATTTCATTGCAAAATACAATGAAGTTCAAAGGCAATGGACAAGACTTTGACTATGTAAGCAAATCTATGCAGAAGCTCGCTAAAGATACAAATGCAAATACCGAAGATACTTTAAAACTTTCAACAACGTTCATTGGTTTAGGCGATACTGCTAAAAAAGCGGTCGGTAAAACAGAAGCACTAGTAAAGGCTAACCAAGCGTTTGGCGGTACTGGAGAAAACCTTAAAGGTGTCGTTCAGGCTTATGGTCAAATGTCAGCAGCTGGAAAAGTTACTGCTGAAAATATTAATCAGCTAACAGATAATAACACAGCTCTTGGTTCAGCACTTAAATCAACCGTTATGGAAATGAACCCAGCTTTAAAACAGTATGGCTCGTTTGCAGAAGCTAGTGAAGAAGGTGCAATATCTGTTGAAATGCTAGATGAAGCTATGCAAAAACTTGGTAAAGCAGGTGGTGGGGGAGTAACTACCATAAGCGACGCATGGGATAGTTTTAACGAAACATTATCGCTTGCTTTGCTTCCTACGCTTGACGCTTTAACTCCTATTATAAGTGCTTTGATTGATAAAATGGCAGACTGGGGCGAAAGTGCTGGTAAAACTATAACAAATGTTATTAAGTATTTTCAAGACTTGTTTCAAAAACTGCAAGAAAATGCAGCCACTTTAGCCTTTTTAGAGGCTTGGGATAATATAAAAAGCGCATTTGATTCCATAGTTTCTATTATAGGGAACGTCATAAATTCATTTCTTGGAATAAATACAGAAACAACAAAAAACGCAACAAGTATAGATAACGTAGCAAAGAGCATAGCTGTATTTGCTGGTAAACTGTCAGAAATAACGAAAAAAATAGCTGATTTTCTGAAAAAAATTAGTGAAAGTAAAACTGCTATGTCAGTCTTAAAAGGAACTTTAGTAGTTCTTGCTAGTGCATTTGCAGCTTTCAAGGTAGCTAAAGGTATATTAGGAGTAATAGATGCTTTTAAAACTATTGGAACAGTTGCGAAATATGCTATGGTTCCAGTAAAAGCCTTGCTTGGTTTAATTATTGCTAATCCGTTTGTTGCCATAGCTGTGGCAATTGCAGCGGTCGTTGCTGGCTTGATTTATTTCTTCACTCAAACTAAAACAGGTAAAAAGATATGGGCGGACTTTGTAGACTTCTTAAAGAGTGCATGGGATAGCGTGGTTTCATTCTTTAGCGGTATTGGTCAATGGTTCGCTGATATATGGAATGGAGCAGTTGACGGAGCTAAAGGTATCTGGCAAGGCTTGGTTGATTGGTTCAGCGGAGTTGTGCAAGGTATTCAAAATATTTGGAATGGAATAACAACATTCTTTACTACCTTATGGACGACTGTTGTTGCTGGAATTCAAACAGCATGGGCTGGAGTTACAGGTTTCTTCACAGGGCTATGGAATGGGATAGTAAATGTCGTTACAAATGTATTTACAACTATCGCAACTTTAGTTACAAATGCTTATAACTGGTTCGTTACGACTTTTCAACCTTTAATTAGTTTTTATCAATCTATATTCGGACTAATTGGGTCAGTAATTAATGTAGCTTTTCAACTTATCTTGGCTATAATTCGTGGGGCTTATCAGTTAGTCGTTAACGCATGGCAAGGTTTATCAGCTTGGTTTGGCGGTATATTTAACGCTGTTAGTTCAGTAGTTTCAACGGTATTTAGTGCCATAGGTAGCTTCGCTGTTTCAGCTTGGAATGTACTGGTTGGAGTATGGAGTGCAGTAGCTGGCTTCTTTGGTGGAATATTCAACGCTGTAAGAGGTATCGTGTCATCAGTATTCAGCGCAATTGGAAGTTTTGCTTCTAGCTCTTGGGGAGTTGTTCAGTCAATATGGAGTGCAGTAGCTGGTTTCTTTAGTGGCATATTTAATTCTGTTCGTAGCGTTGTTAGTGGAGTATTCAGTGCTTTTGGTGGCTTTGCTTCAAGCGCTTGGGGAGCAATTTCAGGTGTATTCAACGGAGTCGGTGGTTTCTTTAGTGGAGTGTTCAATGGTGCTAAAAACGCAGTTAGTGGAGTGTTCAGCGCATTTGGCGGTTTCGCTTCTAATGCTTATAATGCAATAACAGGAGTATTTAGTGGTATTGGCGGTTTCTTTAGTGGAATATTTGGAGGAATCAAGAACACAATAGACAGCGTTCTAGGTGGTGTAACAAATACAATCAATAATATATCAGGAGCTATTAATGGTATCGCTGGTAAACTTGGAGGCTTATTTAAAGGCTCTATGGTAGTAGGTTTGCCAGAATTTAACTTATCTTCTAGCGGTTATGGTCTAAGCACTAACAGCGTATCAAGCGACAATAGAACATATAACACATTCAACGTACAAGGCGGTGCTGGTCAAGATGTTTCTAACTTAGCACGAGCAATCAGACGAGAATTTGAACTAGGGAGGGCTTAATGGTAAGGCAGTACAAAATACATACCAACTTAGACGGAACAGGTGATAAAATTTGGGACGTTACAAACGGAAAAGTTAGATTTTACCAGCCCTCTAATTTAGGGTTACAATCAACTAATAATATTTGGCAAAGTAATGGTGTCGGAGTAATGGGGACACGCTCAATCACTCAACCACAAATAGAGTTTAAGCTAGAAACGTTTGGAGAAAGTTTGGAAGAAAATTATCAATTAATGAAAGACTTCATAAACGATATTCTTAGCAAAAAATTCGTTACACTTGAATATCAAACAGAAATTTTTCAGGTATATGCTGATTTAGCTTTAGCAGATGTCACAAAGACAGAGGGTTACGGTAAAAATGGAACTTTCAGCGAAAAGATAACTTTTGATGTAATCACAAAGTGGTATACTTACGAAAATTTAACTTTTGACAAAATTCAAAACGGTAAAGTTATCGCTGGTAAATCTAAAATTTATGGAGGAACAGCACCAGGAAACTATAAATATGTCAAAGGAACTTCTTACACTTATTATGGCGAAACAAATATAGATCGTTTAGGCCGCTGGGATACAAAAGGTGAAATATTTAGTTTTATGGGGATATTATATCCGCAACTTCCTAAAACACCTACTGGAGTTAGGTTTTTAGATGATATTGGAAACGAATATACTGCAATTGTATTTAAGACGGAACAGGTACAGAATTATATTTTAATCAATACAGATGTAAATGATGAAATTTATCAAGGCTGGAACGGAACGACTTCATTAAATTTGTTCCCTGTAATGGACTTTGAACGATACAGAACACGTATAATCAAACACGGTCAAATGGAGTTAATCAATTTAACTAAGGCAGAGTTTAAAATCAAGAGAAAGGCGGACTTCGTTTAATGTTAGAAGCTAATGTTTATGATAACTTTAACCCTAATTATTATAATATATCTGATTTTAATCTTCCTAATGGTAAAAAAGACAAAAGAGGTCTACCAATACCAAAGGCAAGATGTCAAGTTATTAACTATGAACTGTGGGAAACAGGTTACCTTTACACTTCATCAGCTACATTGACCGTTTCAGTAGAAGTTGGCGATATTGTTCAAATTCTTTTTCCTGAAGTTGTTCCAATTGAGGAAACTCTAGGTAAAAAAAGAAACTTAAGCTTAGATATGGTTTATCTTGTAACAAGTGTAGATGAAGGCAACAAAGCTACGTTAAAGAACTATTTTTGGGCAATGATTGAAAGCCTTGATGTTCCGAATGCAATAACTAAAACGACAAACTCCGCTATCATTGACTATCTAATTGACCCTAATAAAAATAATTTAATGAGTTATGGTTATTTCTTTAATTCAACTATCTTTGCTGGAAAGGCTACAATTAACCGTAAAGCGGAAACTTCATCAGCTCATGACGTAGCAAAAAGGATATTTTCCAAGGTTAAATTTCAACCAACTACAACCATTCAACATGCTTCATCTGAAACAGACCCTAGAAACTTGTTATTCATTAACTTCGCTTCTAGAAACTGGAACAGAAACAGAATCACGACAAGGATAGATTTCAAGCAAAATGTGTCAATGGACACGGAAACAATAGTAGAACGTTCAGCTTATAATTTTGCTGTTGTGTTCGTTAAAAGTTCAAATGCAGATGACTACGTAGACCCTCCTAAAATGTATACAGCCAAAAATAACGGGGATATCATTGATTATAGCACTTATCACGGAGACGGAACAGACTTGCCAGAAGTAAGGGTGGCTAAAACATTGTTTTATGATAGAGATGACCACGGAAACCCTCCTGATATGTCTACTATTAAGGCTGAAATTTCTCCCTCTACGATAGTCACAAGATTATTCTTTAATCAAAATGAGCTATTGCCTTTGTATGTTAATGACTTGGTTGATATATGGTATGACGGTAAACTGTATTCAGGATATATAGCAGACAGAGTTAAAACAGACTTCAGTGATAGACTTATTTTTGTAGAAAGTGGAGATAAACCAAATGTTATATGAATATGTAGCTACTTATGGCGATAAATATAGAATAGATAGCTTCAAAGGTTACAGAGAGCTACGTAAAGACCATTTAGAAACTTTGTCAGGTAAAGTATACTACAATAGCGAAAACACGCTTAGAATCGAAACTACGCTCTTGTATGAGATAGGTCAATTTGTATCAATTGGAGGTTATCCGTATGGCGGTAGAAAATTTAGATTATTAGAGCTATCAATTACTGATAACCCAGTTTTAGATAAAGCAAAAATAATTTCAAGAAAGGTCAAAAATGACAATTAAAAACTTCACGTTCTTCAGTCCAAATGGCACAGAGTTTCCAGTCGGTTCAAACAATGACGGAAAGCTATACATGATGTTGACTGGAATGGACTATGGAACAATTAGACGAAAAGACTGGTCAAGTCCATTAAATACAGCCCTTAACGTGCAATATACTAACACTTCAATTATTGCTGGCGGTAGATATTTTGAACTATCAAACGAAACAGTAGCTTTAAAGGCTGACTCTACTAACTATATTCATGCAAATATTGACTTAACGCAAACAACACACCCTGTAAGCTTATCAGCAGAAAACTCAAACAATAGCAACAATGTTGATTTGAACAACAATTCAGGTGTACTAAAAGTAGTAATAGACATTAGAACGACAAATGGAATAGGAGTAATAAGCGACAAAACACCTGACAACGTAACGTATTTAGATAAAGTTATCACAAATAGCTTGGAAATGAAAGGTTTCGCAGATTCTTATGTCGCCTTTTATGGAGCTAAAGGTGGTGGAAATACAGTAACATTTACTGCACCTTGGGACTGTATTGCAGAAGTTGAACTTTTTTATCATGGTTGGGGATATGGTGGCGGAGAATGGGAAATTGGAATTACTACTCCCTCTGGAATAACACAGATTTATGAAGCAACAGGATATACTAACGGTCATGACGGTCAAGCTTTGTCCATGCCTGCAAAGGCTATCTACTCCGGTCTCAAAAAAGGGCAACAATATACCTTTGATAAACGTGATGCAAGTGGCTTCGCTGGGGGTTCAAAACACGAAATGATGATTGTAAAACTTTATAGAAATTAGAAAGAGTAACCTTTATGATTACAAAAATGATATTAATGACTATCTTAATTTTAGCAATTTTGTTTGCTACATGGGTAAAAGATAGAGAAAGAATGGATCCACCTTTCCGGCGTAGACTTGTGATTGATTTGACGGTAATATTCTCCCTTTGGATTTTATATGCAGTATTCTACTTTACACAAACACCCTCAACTTCTGATATTGCTAAAACAGTGATTAACGTAGGTTTGTTGTACTTTGTAGGACAATTTATTTACTTAATCGCAAAAATTAGTCCTATGTTTGCTGGTTTGCTTAAACTTGTCAAAAAGAATGGTGTAAATATTCCAGAAGTTGAAGAAGAACAAACGGAGGATAAAAAAGAATGAATATAACTAATGCTGGCGTACGTGGGCATAACCCTACTGGGGTTGTAATTCACAACGACGCAGGCTCAAACGGTGCTAACGCTGGCTTCTACAACAACTGGTTACCTACACATAACCCGGAAAATGGCTTTGCTCATGTTTATATTGGAAATGACGGACGATTACAGGCTTCTGACTTCTCTAATATGGCATGGCATTGCGCTAACTCATACGGTAATGCAAACTATGCAAGTTGGGAAGTGTGCCAGTCAGAGGGCGATTTAAACCAGTTCTTGAGGAATGAACAAGCGGTACTAGATGACGTAGCTAAATACATGAAACAATGGGGCTTAACTCCTAATCGTGATACTGTGAAGCTACATCAAGAATTATCAAGTACAAGTTGCCCTAGACGTTCCGTAGAGGTACACGGTGGCACGGTAGAAAGTTGTCGCTCATACTTTATCGCAGAACTAAACAAGCGCCTTACAGGGCAAAACAAAGAAAAAGGAAAAAAGAAAATGATTTTATTTAATACTGTAGATACTAAACGTGCTTATATTTCAGACGGTGTGACTATTCGCTGGATCAAGACGGTACGATTACTAAGAACATTCCAAAAGGTAGCAGATGTTACAGATTTAGTTTATCAACAAGAATTAGATGATGAATTTGGTAAAGCTAATACATCAAAATAAAAAAAAGACAGCTTTATAGCTGTTTTTCTTTTGTAAATGAAGATATCCTACTTTCTATTTTTATTTTACCATGTCTCCCATGCTGTACCGCCTGAACCTTGATAGATACTTACAGCTTTGTCTAAGTATTCTTGAGGGCTTAAATTAGATACTTGCCCATGAACACTCTGCATAATTTGAAGTAATCCGTAGCATGATAAACTATTCAAGGCATAAGGGTTTCCGCTAGATTCCTTGTAAATAACATCAAGCCATTTACTAGCGCCTACTCCTGTCTTACTTGCCATGTAATTCGCTGCTATTTCAGGACTTACGCTAGACCAATTCGGCCCAATAATGCCATTAGTTGCTTCGTTTGGTACAACTCTCTCATTTTCATCTTCTCCACTAACTTCTTTCGTCCTTTCGGCTTCAGGTTGTTCAGTTGCCTTATCATGTTCTCTTGCGATTCTGTCAGCTTCAACTCTTCGTTGATTTTCTTCACTAACTCGTTGTTCTTCAATTGCTTTCTCCTTAGCTTGCCTTATATGCTCATATTTTGCTTTCTCTTGCGTTTTAAGCTCTTGGTCATATAATTGTGCCACAATATCATTAAAGCCCTTATCCGCCCTTTTATGAGCGAATTGAATCAACGCTATACTTCTAGTTGTGTCATCTGTTAAAATAAATATATTTCTTCTCCTTTTTGTTGCTTAATTGCTTACTTGATTAATTGCTTCAATAATATTATTGCCAGCATTTATTAGAATTTCATCACTTACAGTTACATTCTTTCTTGAAAATAGCTCGTTCTCAATCTTCACAAAGTGCATTGCTTTAGCTAAAAATTGAGCAGATGATTCATAGTATAATGTTTCTAGTTCATCATCTGAAAGCTGTGTTAAATCATCATTAGCAAAAGTTGTGAGTTTTCGCTTAATCTCTTTACCGTCTTCTTCTTCTACGTAGTAACGCTTCATCTATTCATACCTCTAATTTCAAATTTTTCAATAATATACCGTTTAGAGCCTAACTCAAGGCTTACTATATAATTATTGAAAGGGTCATTCTTGTTCAAGTCATTAGCAATCTTTCTAGCTGTTTGCTGTGGATATTTTGACCTATTTATTTTACTTGTATATTCGTGTAATATCATCTCATTGCCTCTCTTTGCATTCTACGCTTCAATCGTTGCTTATATAGATACTCTTTACTTGGTTCTAAACTAGACAATATCTCATCTAGTAAGTCAAACGCTTCTCCGTTATCTCCTACGCTATCAATCTTTTTAAGGGTAAGTTCGTGCATTTCATCATCATTGAAAAACATAGTAAGATAAGGGAATGCTACGGTATTCGGTAAGCTCAAACGTGATTTAGTCATTTTTAAGTTAGGAAATTTACCTGTTTCATCTTTAACTTTTGATTCAAACTGACTTATTCCGACACCTTGCTCTTTTAGCGTGCTAGTAATTCTTTCATATAATTCTTCATTTGTCATTATGCTATAACCTCAATTATTTCTGTATGCTTTTTAACTTCATGTCTTTGTTCTTCTGGAAGCAATTCATTCCATTTTAAAGCCTCTTTTTTATTATAAAACTTACGTGATTTAATTTCTTTTTCCAATATCCAAGATACTGTGTAGTATGTAAATTCATCTTTCATTATCCAATTACTCCTGTCTTTATGTTTAGTCTTTGCTGACTTGATAAGTGATATAAATTGCACCACTTACAGTGATAAGCCCTAACTGGTATCTTATCATTTTTGTTTTTCTTGCTCTTTTTAGCATGTTGGGCACTTACTATTGAATATAAAGCGCCCATTTTTGTGTATTTGCGTTTTTTACACATATTATTCACTAGCTTTCTTAATCATTGCTTGCTTATAAGCCATAATCGTTCCGTCAAACATAGCACTTTGGATTTCTCCTTGTTTAATAAACCCTTTTTGTTCTAATTGAATTACTTGTTTTGTTAATCCTTTTAATGTAAATGCTGTTGCTACTTTAATTTTGTCCTTAGGTTTTCTGTTAAATAATTTCATTTGTTTTTTCACCAAAACTTTCTATTTTCATGTCTTCGTAATTAATTATCAAAAACACTCCATTCATTTATCGTAAATAATTCAAAGCCATTTAGCTTACTTTGTTTTTTAATTTCTACTTGGTTTCTATCTAGGTCTGTCAGCAGTTCAATTACAGGCATACCGTTGTCAAGCCACCTGATGACTGTATTAGCTTTAAGTCCGAAATACTTAGCACATTGAGCCTTACAACTAAAGTGTAGCTCTTCTTCCGTCGTAGGGTTATAAGCTACTACCTTTATAGCTTTTTGTGTTTCCACTGTTTAACCTCCTTTATTTCTATAAGACTATAATAACAAAAAAAGTTCACACTGTCAAGCATAAACTTTATTTTCAATTATTTTATTCCTTCCCAGCGTTCAAAATCTTCAGCTAGTTCTTGTATAAAGCCCATAATATCGTCGGTAGTGTACTCTGTAAGCTCATTCTCGTTACTTAAGTTAGCTAGTTCTTTGGCATAGTCTAAGGCTTTTTTATAGTCTTTGTCGTAGCTTTCGCCCTCTTTCTTGCCAGCTCTTACTAGATACTTCAATACCTGCATTGTATTCCAGCCCACAAGCTCTTCGTAGTTAAAATTATGTTTCAAGTATTCGTTAAGTTCCACGCCATATTTATTAGCATAGTGCTTATTTTCTTTAAAATTCATTAGATGTTACCTCCAAGCCATGTAATAAGCAACGTTGCGATTATACCTATCCAAGTGATAGCGATAAGTGTAAAGCCGACACCTGCAACCATCATTAAAGTTTTTACTGTATCTTTCATTTTGTCTATCCTTAGTTTGATTGTCTGTATTTTTCCATAACATTAGGGTATTTACTGACAAATTGCAATTGTTCTTGATGTAAACGACTTGACCAATGGAATAGTCTATCAATTTCAGCTAAAGCACTCAATTTTTCATACATCTCTTTAATGTAAAACTCTGCATTTCCTACTGACTTCCAATATGCTGATGTTCTAACTGTATTCCCGTTTTCAGCAAGTTTATGTGCGTTTATATCAGCCTTTTCTTTTTTCTTCATCAGGCTATCAATCTCTTTAAATATAATCTTTAACAATTTCACTTGATAGTTTTGCACTATTTCTTCGGTTGTCATCATATTCGGTAAACAGTTCAACCTGCGATGTTTTAACTTCACTTTATTACCTCTTTCATGATTACATTATATCAAATTGCTTTCACTTTGTCAAACATTAACTGTCTTTAACCATAAATAACTTTTCATTTTTGCCTTTACTGCTTGTTCCGCCCTGCAAACTACTACGTGCTTTATCAAAAGAATAAACAGGTTCAAAGCGTTTGTCAGAGATTGAATAACTAGAAATTATCACAATGTTAGTTTTTGCCATTTCAAATGCCCAGTCGTAAAATTCTTGACTATCAAAAGCTGAACTAACGTCCTTACAATACATTCTGTTTTTGTTATTGTCATCAACTCCAAGAGAAAAAATAAAACTGTCATGCTCTATCTTTGTTCCTTTCTCTAGTTTTAATAGCTTATCACGCATTTCTTTATAAACTTCAGTCTTAACTATTCTCTTTTGTTTTTTTCCCTTGTATCCATCGTGTGCTGTTCCCTCATAAGGTGGGTCAAGATATAGAATAGCTCCAGAAACTTCGCCAAAATCGTGATAACTTTTATTCGTTGCTTTTACTTCGCTAAGTTGTTGAAGTTTCTGTAATTGTTCAACTCGCACAAGACGTTGAAGTTGTTCAAGTAGTTGAACCTTTTTTTCATTAAACCAATTCCATTCTTCCCCAGAAATAACTTTATTATATGTTTCCGTCTGTTTATAACCGACAAAAACGTCATGCTTTTTAATAATTTCTTTAGCTAGATTATATTTCAAATCTGAAATTCCTTTAGAATACATAAAGGTTTTCATGCCATTCCCAAAAGAGTTAAGCAGTAATTTCAAAAAGTCATCTGTTGTCTTGTTTTCTTTATCCTTAATTTCGAAGAACTCCTCACGTGAAACAATTAGCGTTTTTATCCATTCACGGTCTTGCGAAATAACTCGTTCAAATGCGTTGGTTATATCCTTGTCTAAGTCGTTGTAATACACTTCTAAACCATTTAAAATACATTCGGCTGTAATTGCTCCGCCACCTCCGAAGATGTCGTATATCGGCTTATCTGTGCCAAAGTTCTGTTTGATAATTTCAATTATCTTCTTGCTTATCTTTTTTTTGCTTCCTTGATACGGTAGTCCGATTGGTTTACCTTTTCTAATTTTCTTCTCGTCTAACTTAAGCATTAAAATCCCTTGTCTTTCTATTTTGGTAAAATTTATTCCAATTTTCTATAAGTGCCAGCAACTTAGGTTCATCATATTCGGTAAATAGCTCAACCTGCGATGTAAACCAGCAACGCAAACAGCGACCGCAACTATAACAGATGTTTGTGTATCCTCTGCAACATTTGCAAACTCCTAAGCCATTACTCATTGGGATATCGAAGCAATGGCAATACCTTTTGTCATGTAAGTATTTTGTTTTGATTATTTTCTTCCTTTCGTTCTAATCAGGTCAACTAATGCAAAAAAAGCATATAGTCCAATTCCGACTATTGCTATTATAATAACTTTATTCATACCTGTCCTCTGTAAGTCTATCCATGTTACCACCGGCAATTAGTCTGTCAATTTCGCATTGATTAGTCCAAAATTCTAAGTGCCCTAGTTCAAAATCTGCATTAACTGAGATAAAACCATTTTCTAAAGTTTCCATTGAGTTGATTTTAATTAATTTGTTTTCCATTGTTGTTTCTCTCTTTCTTAACTTTATATATTTATTATAAACTATTTTCTTTTAATTGTCAAGCAATAAGTGCCATAAACTACTAATAAAATAATTGTTATTATAAATAGCGGTGGAATGAATACAGTTATCGCAAACCAAACAATAGATACTAAAGTATAAATCATGATTTTAAGTATTAGTTTACCTGTTTTAGTTTCTTGAAAGGTTATATCCTCATCTAATGATGAATTACTGTAAAATACTTTGTCTTCATTTACTTCGTACTGATTGCCGCAATAATCACATTTACCATTAGTAAAGTCGGAAGCCCCACAGGTTACGCATTGTATTAAATTCACTTCATAACCTCTATTATATGCCCTTTTAGTTTATAACCTTTACTATAATTTTTCCAAGCTGTTGAATTGGCAACTCCAACGTATCTAGATAAATCGTTGAAGCTTCTAAATTCCTTTCCATTCCATAATACTTTTTTATCATGAAACCTTTTTGCATTTTCTGTTTGTGTTACATACTCTAAATTATTCAAGTTGTTGTTTTCTTTATTTCCGTCTATATGATCAACAGTTAAATCAGACTTACCATGAAAAGCCTCCATTACTATTCTATGTACTCTTTCTTGTTTCCCATTAATTTTTGTTACTTTATAACCGTATTTATTGGTTGCTTGTTTTTTCTTTATTGTATATTTTTTGTTTTCTTTAAATATATCTCCTTTATCACTAACTAAATACTTTTCTTTATATCTTACTACTTCCATTATTTTTTCCCCTTTCTTTAACTATATGTATTATTATAACAAAAAAAACCCTAAGCCGTCAAGCCTAAAGTCTTATATGATATTATTTTTCTTTCAATTTATTCTTGAACCAGATGATTCGTTCTTTGAACCAAGCGTCAACTCCTTCAGGACGTAGCCATTTCCCTTGCTTCACACCGTTTTTTTCCATGAACTCAATCACTTTAGTTGGAGTTTCTAGGTCGTCCCACATAGTATATTGTTTTGCTGAATTGAATTTACTAAACATTTCAAGTGTTTCGATGTAGCTATCTTTCAGAAGTTCCGTGTCAAGCAATTTTTGGGCCTTTTCAGCACGTTTAGCAAGTCGTTCGTTAGCTTGTTCCAGTTGTTCCTTTTGTCGCTGTAAGCTCAAATTATGATTAATGTAAGCAATTTGCTGCGCATGTCGTCCAAGTTTACCTTGAGTGTTAAGCTCAATCAGTTTAGCCATTCCCTCGCCAAGAATTTCATCAGGAACAAAGTTATACTTGTATTTTTTATTTGTGTTTCGTACGTAGTTGTCAAGCGTTTGTTTAATTTTAAGTTTTTTGTGTAATTCTCGTAGTGTTGTCAATTTAATACTCCTTCATATATTTTACCAAACTTCAAAGCGTTAATTTTAACTAACTGCTTCAAGTCTGATATGAATTGCTGTTCTCCGTCAAAGTCAAATGGCATTGATACATTTTCCTTGATCCAAGTGAAAGCTCCGTCAAAGTCTTGTCTTAGTAAGCTCATCTTATCCACGATGTCGATAATTTGCTCTTTTTCTTCTGCTGTGTACATGAAACCAACTTTCTATTAGAAGGGTAGATCTTCCGTATTAACTTCAATCGGTTCAGCTCCTCCAAATAAGTCCTGTTTAGCTTGTGATTGACTGACATTATCATTATGGATAAATACTTTTTCAACTGTGGGAAAAACAAAGTTGTAATTTACGTATTCGCCTGATTCTTTAGCTTGTACACGACCGCTGATCGTTACTGTGTCCCCTAATTGAATGAAGTCAGGCAAGAAAGCCGAACCGTATGCGACTTTTACGTTAGATCCCTTTTCTTTTTCAAATAAAGGTACTGAAATAATTTTCTTGTCGCCTTTTGCTGTGTTTACTGTTCGTGTATTTTTTTCGTTCGCTTGTGCTGTAACTGTGATGATTGCCATTTTTTATTTTCCCTCTGTCGCTTTCCAAATTGTCATGATGTCAAAGATTTCTTTTTTTGTCTTTGTTTTAAGTAGTTCCATATTAGGATATCCAAGTTCTTCAGCTCTATTTAGTGCTGGCTGGATCTCTCTAAGTCGTTGCTTTTCAGCTTCCAACAGTTTCTGTTCTTCTGTCAAGTCGGGCAAATCTTCATTTGCATAGATGTATAGTCCTAAACCATGACGAGCGATTGCCTTAACTAGTCCACGCTGAATGGCTTTATTTACGTCCATAGAAGTCAGTTTTTCAAGCGGAATTGACTGGTTTCGATAGTCCATCACGGGAAGATACTCAATATGCTCTATGCCCTCAATAGTCATACCAACCTTAACCCAAGCTGTACGACCGTCTGTGTGGTAGTTTAACCCTTGTTCATTTTCGTAAACTTTACTATTGGCTTCAGGATATACTTTTTTTACCTCAGACCAAGCAAACGCCCAACTAAGATAATCAAGGTTATTCTTTTTACTTTTCTTGTCATTTACATTAATGACGCTTAATTTTTCAAATACGCTCATTTTTCTCCTCTTTCCACGATAAATACGTCCCCTTGCCTTGTAATTTCTATATTATATTTGAGCATTGGTAGGATCCAACCTTCGTCCCAGTAGTTCCACAAGTCATTTATTAAGCCATACAGGCACTCGTTAGGCCCAGCCCTATACTTTGTTTCGTTCATCTCTTTGAGCTCTTTAGACAGCTTTCTGACGCTTCTAGCATAGTGTTTACTTGCTTTTTCTCTTGCGTTTAAACTTTTGTAATTGCTTTTCATATATGAAATTCCTGATGTCTTCTTTTTGCTGTTTTTCCTCTTTATCAGACCAGCCAACTTTTTGACCTTTTCGCTTACCGCTTTGATAAACTCGTCTGTTGTCATCAGGAAAGCCATTTTTCTCGAAGTATATTCTGGCATATTCAAAGTAATTTAAGCTATTGATATACTGCTGACTATCTTTTTTATGATAATTGAGAGTAATTAATCGCCTTTCAGCTAGTTCTTCAAAAGACATTATCATAATTTATTGGCCTCGATCTCGTTGATTTCATTTAGTTAGTTCTCCTTTATTTCTATATATACTATTATACCAAAACTATTTACCATTGTCAAGTATTAGATGATATTTTTTCATTTATTTCTACTTTTAATTGCAAGGCTCTAACTAATGCACGTTTAGAATAATCATTTTCGCAAGCTGTATGCAATTTCTTTGACTGTCTGACTAGAAATTCAGCACGACCAAGCCATACTTTTAAAAGTTCGTCATTATTCCATTCCGCTTTTACCATTTCATCTAATGCACGATATAGCCAGCCATACACTTCAGCGTGTAAATTAATAGCTTTGTTCTTGTAGTCGTTCATTGAGTTCATTTTTTGATCTCTCTATTAATTCAAAGTCATCACTGTATAAAACAGGTTTTGAATATTGTTCATTTATGTTAAATCTTGAATAATAGTCATAGAAGTATTCATTTAATTTTTCATGGTAATAAACAACGTATTTTTTGTCACTCATTTTCTGTTACCTTTCCTTGCTCTTTAGCTAAGTCTAAGAAAGCCTGTGCCGATTCTTTCGTCGTTTCGATTGGAGTTTGCCTTTTGACTTCTTCAATTAGTTCGCTATCGGGCTCTTTTTTAGATTTATTGACACAAGTAAATACTGAATCAACGTAAGAAAAGTTTAAATCATCATCAAACTGATAACCACGCGCTTTTACTGATAGCTTAGAGAAGTCGTTATGCTTGCCACGTTTAGGGCTTAACATCAACATAAATTCCGCCCAAGCTGTAAGAGTAGAACCACCTAAGGCGTCACTAGGCTTTACCATATAGGCTTTGTCATCCATTGAGTTGGCATAAGCTGATTTATTTGCGTGAGCTACTAACAAGAAAGTTACATCTTGAAAAAGCAACTTCAAGCGTGTAATTCTCCTAAGCATTGGCTCGAAGTCTTTACCGTAGATAATATCGCCATCTCTTAGCATGGTCATTAGGTTATCCAATATAACGAACTTGATATCATTTTCTTTGATGTACTCATATAATAAGTTCATGTGGTGCGAATCATCAAGCATAAACTCGCCACCTGTTAAGAAATGCAAGTCTTCTGGTGCAGTGTCTTTATTTCTAAGCCTTTTGTTTAGTTCTCTGTCCGTGTCCTCATTGTCCACGTATAGTGTCTTACTACGCTTTGTGTCATAACCAAAAAAAGGTAACCCTTGCGACACCATTAAAGCCATGTGCATTGCTAGAGAGCTTTTAAACGACTTAAACGGTGCTACTAATATCCCAGCTTGTGAACTTGGCATTAACGTATCAATAAGCCAGTCATCTTTTAAATTTATTAAGTCTTCACGCTCTTTTAAGTGCTTGGCTGTCTGTACTTTATCAAATATGTTAGTCATTTTTTTCTCCTTTAGTATATAATAACAAAAAAGACTTGAAAAGTCAAGCCTTAAGTGCTATTTAATGCAATGTTTACATTTAGGGTTATCTACATGGATATATTCTTTTACAACTTCTTTTTTTAAACTTTTTATTCTAAGTTGTTCTTTTTTTAAGTCCATGCAATGTGATATTGACCAGCCACAGCCATTACATTTAACGCTTTTCAGTTTGTAAGGTTTGTGCTTTGTTGTATAACTCATCTATTTTCTCCTTTTCTTATACCATAGTATCAAATTATCTTACATTTGTCAAACATTAAATTCTATTCCGTGCTACTTTTTTAGATAGCCCTAAGCCCTAACGTGTCGTATAATCCCAGCAAGTTAAAAGAAAAGACTACTTAATTTCAAAACTTTTCTATAAATAACTCTGTCAGACTTCTACGCGTCACGAAGTGTTTCTGTTCACGACACTTATGGAACTCATAATCTTTTATTTCATGCTACGCTTTAGGCTATTTGTAAAGTAATCACATTTTCAATTGAGTCTAGGTTTTAAGCAACTATCCTGACCCTCAAGCGTAAGATTATAAATGACTTTCGATATTTTCAACTTTATTCAATGTTGAATTCTCTACTTACATTAGTTACAAGTCATTCAGCAACTAATTATTTAATTACATAGATAATAATAACATAGACATTTTCACTTGTCAAATATTAGATACTTTATATTTTAACATATCACATTTTACACTTTGAGTTATCCTGTGTTATGTAAATTATTCTAAGCCCTCTAAATCTCCTAGCTTTTTATCCAGTTCATATTGGATCACTGCTATTTGTTTGATTGCTGATTCTAGTATTTCTACTTTTTTAATCAAAAATTCTTTATCTTCCATTTATTCTCCTTTTCTCTACTCTTCTATTATATCATATCATTTTTTAATATTCACAAGGTTCACAAAGTTTTTTAGTCTTGTTTCATTGACAACCACGCGGTTTATAAGCATTTTGTTTTTTATTTTAGTAAAATGAAGAAACATGTTCCTAAATTAATAATAGTTATACAATGGGCTTTTCTATTGTTTTCTTAAAATATTTAGTTAAACATTTCACAAGATAAAAAGATTATCAAACACTACGGAATTCCTTTAGAAATCTTACAAACAATAAGCTAATTGCGCTTACTGATACCATACTTTACAAACAGGACACACAATGCACTTACTTTCTGCCACTTCTAGTCAAATTGCGGTTAAGCGTAAAACAAAAGCCCTAAGGGGCTAATTTCTTTTTTTTAATATATCTCATTTATTTCCTCCTAAATCAAAATGTATTGCTGGCTGATTGTTCCATAGTTCTAATGTTTCCTTATCTACTTCTGGCTGATTCATGTATTCTCTGTTCATTCTAGCTCTTGTGTTAGCTACTTTAAGTTTGATACGCTTCTTGTATTCCTGCTGTCTTAAGTACATTAAATATTTATCTCTAGCCATAGTTACCTCCTATAAAGAGTATAACATAAAATGCCTACAAAGTCAATCATATCTTACATAACAGAGGATAAACCAAACCTGAAAAGTGCATATGCTATAATAAATACAGAAGTTAAGAGAGGATAAGCAAATGACAGAAGAACAGCTACTATTTAAGCAAGAAACAATGTCAAAAGTTGACTTTAACGAGTTCTTACTTAACGCTGTTGAATGTGGTTTGATTAATCTTGATACAGCTTTAATTTTTAAGGGAGAATAAAGAAATGAATAAAGAACATATTTTAGCACAAAAAGAAGTATTGACTCCGATTGAGTACGAACACTATGTTAAACACTTATTTGATATTGGCGAACTAAGCAAAGAACTTTATATTGAATTGAGTTCTGATTTATGAGCAAAGCCTTAGCGATTGACTTTAGCACTTCTAATACTGGTTATGCGTTTCGTAACCCTTTAACAAATGAGTATGTAGTCGGTTCGATTGCAGGTGGTAAAAGCAAAGACCCTTTGGAACGCGCAAAGATAATTGCTGACGGTATAACAGAAATCATTGAGCATTATAACTTATTTGATTATTTTATTTATATTGAAGAACCTATCATCACATTCAAGTCTAAGGGTAACATCTCATTGATTAGAGCTAACGGTTCATTCTTAGGAGTCATGCGTAACCGTCATAACATTGGATATGTTGATATACCTAATTCCAAATGGTGCGGTTATCATCTTATTAAAGGTAAAAGTAAATTAAGAAAAGAACAAAGCATTGAGATACTTAAGAGCTATAACATAGTACCTGATAATGATATCAATGATGACCAAGCTGACGCCTTTTGTATCTTACTCTATGTAGAAAGTCAGGAGAATAAATGATTGTAATTAATATTGCCTTGATTATTCTTGGTATTTTATATGGTGTAGGTTCAGTTACCAACTTTAAAGAGTGGTACTATCGCCATGACTATCTAGCTATTGCATTGAGTGTGTTTACATCTATCCTATTGGTAGTGGCTGGAGTATTAAACGTGTTGAATTAAAATAGTAGGTGCGCTGATTGAGGGTGCTTAAATGTTATAGAGTTGACAGCCTTGGGATATAAGCAAACGGAACTTCAAATGGTTCGAGTCCATTATATCTCTTTCTCCTTTATTTTATTATATGTCGTAGGTCATAGAAACTGAAAGCATATAATAACACATCATAGTATAATAGTATTACAGCTCTGAAAAGAGAAGATGAGGGTGCGACTCCCTTTGTTGTGGTAGTGGTGTATAGTCCATAGACGAAGTGCTAAGCTATTGCGCAGTACCTTGCACAACTATACAAGCATAAGAGTATGATAGATACCTTACGGGTGTAGCTACTATTTATTATAACTTCTTATGTTAGTTACCAGAAAGACCTATGGTATTAAATTAAATAGTCACAGGCATATATTAAGTGACAGCTGGTAAGAGTAATATGGTATACTAACGTGGTGTAGGGTTCGATTCCCTACTGCTCTATAAGATAAGGGATAAGCGAATGATTATATTATGTTGTTCATTAGTCCAAGCATAGCATTGATATGGCTTGCTATTAAGTTAAAGTGATTGTGAAAAGAAAATAAAAATAAAAATATTTTTCTGTAGGTACCCGCCCCGTTAATCGCTATGTTAAGGGAAATTT